GCTTCGGGTGATCGAGTGTCTTTGATGTTGCGTTCGGCTTGGGCCATCGCGTCCCGAAAGTTCAGACGTTCTACGCGCTTGGCTTCTATGAATATTTCGGGTGTACCGAGAATGTCAGCACCGCCTGCCTGTAGACCAATCTTTCCGCCCCCACTAAGGGGCGCACGTTGGCAACGATCTTCACAGAAGATGTGTTCATTGAACCACTTTGCTAAATCGTTTTCGTACTTATCGCCTTTGCGCTTCTGTGGATTTCCCATTTACCAAGGAACCTCTGGTTTGTACGGCCCCCTACGAGCCTGAGTTTCATTGTGCTGTTCTTCGTACGAAACGCGAGCAGCGTCTGCTTCCCTGTCTAGGCATGGGTCACACCTAAACTGGTTCTTTGGTCTTGCCTTCGTACATCCGCACATAAGACAAGGCCGCTTCCATTTTTTTGGACGCGGCTTTATTTGGTACTTGGCCCCTGGAAAGTATTGAAGATTGAGGCGCATCAGTATTCTCTTGAGCGTGTCTAAACACACCGAGTATCGTTCTGCTAATTCTTTATGCGTGAAGTCGTTGTGATGTTTACGGAGCCAAGCCACCTCTGTATCTGGTAGCTTTGTTCTTCGTGCCATGACCGCCTTCATTACCATTTCTTGCGTGAACATGTTATGCTTTGTAGCACATACACAACTTTTAGTAAACGTAAGGTCTTAAAAAATATGTTCGTACGTATTGACTTTTCCGACAAAGACGATAAAATCGCAAGCGATGTAGGCGACTGCAAGCGAGTTCGCCGATGCGGTAGCATCTGCGAACGAGAGCAGGACAAAGACGTAAGAGAGCAGCGATTTTATCGGTTCGGATACGCAAGCTGTACGCACAGAAAAAGTCTTTCCTGAGAAATTTTTTCGCAAATAATTTCGTTGAAATGTGGCCTAAACTTATGCTAAACTTTCGTTGCTGAAGTTGGCCGTGGTATGGGATTTGTCTTGTGCTGCGGCGACTAGCCACCTGTTCGACAGATGCTTTGGCATCTGCCTCAAATAAACTAAAAGCGCCCCACTTGGAGGCGCTTCTTTTTTTACTGTGAGTTAGATACCCACGATGCGGTTGATGTTTCTCTTAATGGCCTTGTCCATTCTTCTATTGTTGATAATGGACGACCAACCCGATCAGCAATCTCCAAGTCAGATAACGGTGGACGAGTTACCCCCGATGCATCAGACCACTCCTGTGCAAAAGTAAGTGCGCGTTGTTTCGCTGTCTTGGGTGAAATGATGGACACCGTATCGTCAGCCTGAGACGATGCGAACGCTATGTTGTAGACAGGCTCGTGCGCGTCTGACCACTCACGTACCTTACCGAAGCGAAGCTGCATCATGACATCGAGGCGCTTGTGTTCTGCATCGGCTGCTGCCTGCATGTCTACAAACGGAGATGCGGGGATGGTTTCTTCGTAGATACCCGCCTTTACGTCAGCCGTTTCTTTGTCCCAGAATACTTGAGTTACCTTGATCTGGGTTTCCAAAACGGTCAACTGGTTCGAGCTACCCGCCTCGCGACCTGATGCCGTACCTTCGCTTGGTTTGTTACTGTGATGCAGTAACCATACGCAAAGCCCTGCGTTTCGTAGCTTGAGACAGAGTTGGTTTATGTATCCCCACTGCTCTGCTGAGTTCTCCTGCAAGCCAGGGAATGCCGAGCGGATCGTGTCGATGACAACGTGCGTAGGTTTCGTAGCCTTGATCCACTGCTCGAAGTTCTTGATACCCGCCTCGTTCATCAGGTTCATGTCTCGGTCGTCATGAAATGGTGCCCAGATCATGAAGTTGTTTCCCGCATCTCCGAAGCTACGCTTAGAGCGATCTAGGAACTTTGCGATGTTGGATCGGCTATTCTCGAAGTCGAAGTACAGAACTTTCGATCTCTCGAGCGATCTAGGAACTTTGCGATGTTGGATCGGCTATTCTCGAAGTCGAAGTACAGAACTTTCGATCTCTCGTTTAAGTCAAAGGGGCCGAAGCGATACTGACCAGAGCTTGCTGCGTACAGTAGGTTTCGTACGAACATAGACTTCCCGTGACCAGAGTAACCAAACACCTGTATGATCGTCCCTGTCGTTGGGGCAATCGGATCAATGAAGAAACGCATGTTGTCCACATACGTCTGTAATTCAGATAGACTATCCGTAGTGATTGGCTTGAAGGATCGAGGTGCTTCCACTGTCTGCGGCTGCTGTACGATGTTTCCCTTGCGTACCTCGTTTTCCTCGGCTCGCTCGCACATCTGGCGAACCTTGATGTCCTCTATTGAGTTCTGAAAGAATGCATCCATAAAGCGGTACGCACCATCGACAAGCTCTTCGCCGCGATCACCCTGCCCCGCAAGTGACGAGATATATTTATACAGACGATCATCACGACCGTTGCCGCCACCATCAGGAAGTTTACCCACTCGCGCTACAAGTTCTTCAGTGCGCTGCCATATAGGCTTATCCACTTGCACGTCATCAAGAGACATCCCCTCGAAACGAAACGAGTTAAAGTCTACCACATTTGTCTGGGTGGTCTTGGCTTCACTCATACGCAATGCGTAGACAGGAATATCATCAAAGTCATGACCGTATGCAATCCTCCATTGGTAATTTTTACTAGGCGGGGCAAGTACATACCCCTTCGACCCACGTAGATCGAGGCCATCAACACGAGGCCAGTCCCTACCATTACCATCCGCTCCGACACGGTTCTTTATCCAACCCGATCCCTTGGGAAACTGGAAGTAGAAGTGCCAACCCTTCTTAGTGCGCACAGATATAGGAGTGGATGTAAGGCCGAGCTTCTTTGCCTCATCGACAGCATTCTCGTTGTCGCAATCAACGACGACAAGTCCTGTCATTTCGCCAGTAAGTAATGCAATGTTGGCATTAGGCCACCGCTCGAACCAATCGTACACCTCTTCTTCAGTTGGCATTACTTTATCGTCAATGTAATGCCCCCACTTTATCAGTGGTTTCTTGGTGTCAGGGCTGATCGGTATAACCGCCCACCCGCGATCCAGATACTCTAGTGCCGCATTCAGTATTTCCATACGTTGCCTCCGTGAAATATTGATCGAGGTCTAGCGCAGGCCAAACCTCTTTGATTTTTGACAGGTAAGTGGAGGAAACAAAGTCTCTGCGTACCCAACCATATGGTGTGGTTCTACAGATACCTAGCGACTTAGCTACAGCGGGTGCCCCACCTAAGTCGTCAATTAGTCTTTGAATATCAAAGTGCATTTTTTTCGTTTTCCTCTTGCAATGTGGTTGGATGTAACATATACACTACTTCAACACAACCTCTGATCTGTACTCACAGCATCAAATTTCAAGGACAAACATCATGGACGAGATCATTTTCGGTGACACCCCCATACAGTTAGCGCCAGTCCACCCTAAGCAGGAGAGACTGAAAGATCATGCTGCTCAGTATGTCGAAGCCCTTGCAAAGATTGAACATCTGAAGGCCACGACAGACTACCTTAAAGAAATCTTACTGAGCGATCTACCCGAAGAGGCAGGAGAATATCCTATCGAAATGGACGACGGACGCACACTCATGATCAAGATACCTGAGAAGTGGTCATGGGATAAGAAGTTGTTAAAAGAGACATACGAAGTTGCGGGTCTACCCGAGTGTGTCAATCAAAGTTTTCTCGTTGATCGGAAGAAGTACGAAGCCGCTCCCGACAACGTGAAGGAAGTGCTGCGTAAAGCACTAACCATCGAATGCGGCTCACCCACAATCAAGGTTCAGACATGAAAATCACACCGCTAAAGACCAATGACGCAACCGTAGCGGAAGCGTCTAAGACTTTGGTGTATGGGCCGCACGGATCGGGTAAGACTACCCAGTGCGCGAACTACGCCAAAAGATACGGCAAGGGTTTGATACTGTCAGGAGAGAGTGGACTATCCTCGATCTCTGACATGGCTATCGACTACCTACCTTTCTCGACGTTTGATCGAGAGCCAAAAGACGGACAGTATTCGTTCAAGCAACTGATGCAGTACATCAACTCAGACGACTTTCGTAACGAAGAGTACAAGTGGATTGCAATCGACAGTGCTACCGAACTTTCGCAGAAGTGCTTTGCTGACGTTGAAGCTGAGACAGCAGGATCACAAAACAACTTCGAGAAGTGGGGCGTGTATGAACGTAAGATCACGTTTGCTTTGAAGTGGGTGCGCGATCTGCCAATGCACGTCCTCATTACTGCGCTCGCCAACGAAGAGAATGACGACAATGGCGTCACTAATTACTGGCCCATGATGGTTCAGAAGAAGGTGCAGCGGCTGATCCCTGCTCTCTACGACAACGTGTTCCCTCTTGTACGCAAGACATCGGAGCAAGGTGGTAAGGTTTCCGTGCGCAGATACCTAATCACCGACAACGTAAATGGGTGGCACGGCAAAGTACGTGACCCGCATCGTCGCCTCAAGCCCTTCGAGGAAGTTGACGACGTAACTGAATTACTAAGCCGCATCTACATGACAGATGCAGAATACAAAAAATACAACGGAGTAGAAAACAATGAGTGAATTTCTCGGGCTAGAAGGAATGGACTTGTCTGACGTCGAGGTCAAGACAACTCAAATTTTGGGCGTAGGTCGTCATGTTGTTAAGATCACCGACGCAGCAGTCGAGAAGGACGATAGCCGCAACACCGCGCGTTTGGTTCTTTCGTACGAAAACACAGACGGTTCTATTCGTCAGTGGATTTACGTGTACCACGGTGGCTCACCAAAGGCGACTGAGGTTGGCAAGAAGCAACTGAAAGAGTTGCTGTTGACCTTGGGCCACGACGGTAAAGAGGCACCAAACCCAGGTTACTTCAAGGGCAAGACTGTTGGTATCAACGTCAAGAACGAGGAGTACAACGGCAAGACGCAAGCGAAAGTGTCGTACCACTTTACTCCAAAGGAAGCGGCACCCGCAGCGGGTAAGCCAATGGATGACGAGATACCATTCTGATGCGTAAAGAAACACCAGTACAGGTAATCATCGACGCGGTGAACTCGCTTGGGCTTCAGAAGAAGAACGGAGAGTGGCATGTCAGCTTTGATCTTGACCCTACGAAAGTTGTTGTAGGGCCGAACAACCACAACGCCGTAAAAATACTTGCTGATCAAATGCAGGCGCTATCGGTAGAAGTAGACATGGCAGCGCAGCAGGAAATTGGCAACGTCATAACGGCGCTTATCGAGAAAAAGTAAATGCATCCAGTACACCCTCTTGCCCAGAAGGTCGTTGACGCCATTGACGATGGGTACAGAAACGAAGATCGGGGCGAAGCTCGCTGCTACATAGGGGCTTCGATGGCAGGGACAGACTGCATTGCGCAGATGGCACTGTCCCTACGTGGCTTTCCTGACGTAGACCCAGATGCGGGATTGAAGCGCATCTTTCGTGCGGGGCACCGCATTGAAGATTGGGTTGTTTGGGACTTGAAGAACAGAGCCGATCTTCGGGTGTACGAAAAGGATGATATGACTGGTCGTCAACACAGACGAGAGTGGTTGAATGGTCATGTGGTTTGTAACTCAGATGGACTTGTTGATTTCGAAGATGGTTCGGGTCAAGCGATCCTTGAGATTAAATCCATGAACGACGCTAACTTTAAGAAGTTTCAGACGACTGGGGTAAAGGCATCGCATCGGAAGTATTATCGGCAGATGTGCATGATGATGGCGATGTTTAGGATCGAGCGCTGCTTGTTCATTTCGTACAATAAAAATAACTCTCAATATCACGCTGAGATCGTCCCGTTCGATCAGGAAGAATGGGACACAATGTACGTTAAGATACAGGCCGCACTTGATGGGCAGGCAGAGCGCGTCGCAACGGCACCCGAAGATTGGAGATGCAAGTCGTGCTTCAAGAGGGAAAGTTGTTGGCATGCTCCCGACGTTAGCCCTGCCTGCCGCTTTTGCAAACATAGTTTCGCCAACAAGAATGGTGGATGGACATGCAACTTAACAGGACGAGAAGTCCTCGAAGCCTGTGATAAGTATGAGATGTTCAGACCAACACAGAAAGCATAACTCAATGGACACACTCAGAGAACTTAGTGATGCTCGACAGGGCATCATACGAAAAGAGGCTGAGATCGAAAGTATCTACGAACGCCTTGAGGATTTGGATCGCAACAATATCGACGATATTCATAGGGCTAAGACAAAGCTGCGCCACGAGAAAGAGCGGCTAGTTGACCTGAAGTGTAAGGCTACTGAGTTAGAGATTGACCTTATGCGGATGGGATACCTGAAGAATGCCTAAGCCTAGAGACTTACCGCTTGAAGAAGCGAAGCGGCTGATTAACGCTGACAGAAACCAAGAGTACGGAGAACCGTACGATAACTTCAGCGATATAGCCTCGATGATCAACGTGATCTTGCGCTCAGTCTTGAAAGAGGGTGAACGAGTGAAAGTAGAGCACGTTGCGATGATAATGATCATCGTAAAGCTGTCCCGAATGACCACCTCCCCTAGAAAGCTAGATAGCTGGATAGACATTGCGGGATACGTAGGAACTGGTTGGGAGGCCATTGAACAGGACAGGAGGAAAGAAGATGTCCGACATGGAACTGGCGAGGAAGCAACTGACTGAAGCGATCCAGTTAATACACGACGAGCAGTACGCAGAAGCGTGTGAGAACATTCAGAACGCGTACAACAATACGTTTAGGGTGTATAGGCGCAAGAAGTCAGAAAACGAAAGCAAC